GTTATTCGAATACGATAGGAGGTTTATGCCTCCGTCGTCTAACTGGTTAAGACCCACGATTTATACTCGTGAAGCTCTAGATGTGAGCGCAATATAGGTTCAAATCCTATCGGAGGTACCAATCTTACTGCACCTGTAGCTTAGTTGAATAAAGCAATTGATTTCTAATCAATAGAGCGTTGGTTTGAATCCAACCAGGTGCAGGATATATAATATGTTGGACAGATGGCAGAGTTGGTCTATTGCATCTGACTTGAAATCAGAAGTGCCTTAAATGGTACCGTGGGTTCGAATCCTACTCTGTCCGAGTTTTGTTCGGTAGCTCAGCGGTAGAGCGGTGCACTGTTAATGCATTGGTCGTAGGTTCGATCCCTACCCGAACAGATGGGCAGATACCGAAGTGGCCAAACGGGGAAGACTGTAAATCTTCTGGCTTACGCCTTCAGAGGTTCGAATCCACTTCTGCCCAAATATTTTAATAAATATAGGTATGGCATTCTCAGTCAATGACAACGGCACTTGGAAAACAGTAAAGAAACTCAGTGTCAATGATGGCACATGGAAGACTGTAAAATCGGGTTGGATTAATAAAGATGGTGTATGGACTAAGTTTTATGATGATATTATTATTATTACGCAAATAACTTTAGCTGGAGGAACTGATATTAATTTACGTACTGAGTATAACAATGTGAATGGAAACGCCAGTCCCGCTGGATCAAGTATTAGTTTCATTTTAGCTGGCAATGCATTGGCATCAAGCACAGGAGCATATGCACTACAAACGGGATCCTGGCCAGAAGAAGATGTAACATTGACTCTGACCATCAATGGAGGTGTGTATGTTGTTGGCAGAGGAGGTGCAGGAGGAGGCAATGGAGGCGGAGGCGGTCCAGCTATTGGCTTAAGCAAGGCATTAACAATTATAAACAATGGAACAGTTGGAGGGGGTGGCGGAGGCGGTGGAGGAATAAGCTACAGTGGATGTGATGCAGGAGGAGGAGGAGGAGCTGGTTATGGAGCAGCAGGAGGCCGAGCTTCTGCAGGAGGATTGGCCAGTGGAGGAGCAAATGCTCAATGCTGTGTTGCAGGAAGATGTTATGGAGGATATTACTGGTATGGAGGACCAGGTGGAGGGCTAGGAGCGGCAGGAGGTAATTCTATGACATTAGTAGGAAGAACAGGCATCGGAGGTCCAGGCGGATGCGCAATTATAGCGAACGGAAATTCTTACACGCTGGCTGGAGATGTGAGAGGTTCTAGGTGTTAATATGAGTGTGGAGGAGTTCTTTAATCTAGAGATTCCTTGTGATTGCAGCATCAGAGATTGCGAGGTATTGAGAAATGATTACAGAATTGCTCTAGAGAATCTAAATTCTACAGGCTGTTCAGAGTGTCAAAAAACTGCATTAAAAGCACATTTTATGTGTATAATATCAGAATGTTTATTACCAAGAGAATAAATATTATTATATGGCCGACGTAACAATCTCAGATCTAAATGCAGGTACACCCGCGGGAACAGGAGTTGTTCCTTATTCCGATGGTACAACCACATACAAATCAACTATTACCAATCTTCCCGTAGCATGGAATTCAGTAACCGGAAAGCCTTCTATAGGAACTAATGCATCAGGAGCAAAGACCATTTCTACTGGTACTCCTGCTGGTGGTTCTAGCGGTGATATATGGTACCAGGTATAATGAAAATGCTTTATGGCATTTTCAGTTAATGATAACGGTACCTGGAAGACAGTAAAGAGATTTAGTGTTAATGATAACGGTACGTGGAAATCCGTACAAACAGGATGGATAAACAAAAATGGTGTTTGGACTAAATTTTATCAATCTCAATTTACAAGCCGTGTATTATTAATTGGAGGCGGGGGGACTGGTGCTACCGGGGTAGGGGGTAGAAATTGTGGTAATTGTATTAGATATTCTGTAGTAGGAGGAGGAGGAGGGGGTGGTGGTTTTGTAGATAATTCATCTGTTACTTTAGATTATAATGTAACTTATAACGTGACTGTTGGTGGCGGTGGAGGAGGCAATTCTTCATTTAACGGTTTAATAGGTTACGGGGGCGGATACGGTGGAGGTAGGAGTTTTAATGCTGCTAGCGGTGGTAGCGGAGGAGGAGGTGGAGGTGGTTGGAGTAATTGTGATAGTACCGGTAGTGGAGCAGGAACCGGTTCTCAAGGAGGTAATGGTGTAGGGGGTACATATGGTACAACAGATGGTAGTTGCTATTCTGGTGGAGGAGGGGGAGCTGGAGGTAGTGCGAGTGGTACTACAGGGGGATCTGGAAGATATAGCGATATAACTGGTTCTTCTGTATTGTATGCTGAAGGGGGAAATGGTGCAGTTCTTTGTCAACCCCCCGCGCGTAGCGGGCAGAGATGCACCAGGGGTAATGCAGGTAGTAAAGGATCTTATGGAGGTGGGGGTAATGGAGGTGTAAATGCTCCTTATTATTCCACTGATTGTCTTGACCTTACCGGACAAGAAGGAGGAGGTGGTACCCAGGGTATAGTTATATTGAGATTTGCAAATACTATTAATGCATCTACAACAGGTACAGTTTCAGTCACTACAGTTGGTTCAGAAACTGTGTATACCTTCACAAGCTCTGGCACAATTACATTCAATTAAATAATCATATGGCATTTTCAGTTAATGATAGCGGTACTTGGAAAACAGTAAAGAAACTCAGTGTCAATGATGGCACATGGAAAGCTGTAAAATCAGGATGGATTAACAAGGATGGTGTTTGGACCAAGTTTTATTCTAGTTCAGTTACTGCTCGAGTAACTGCAATCGGAGGAGGTGGTGGTTCTGGAGGGAATGGCAGTTATCTCTATCGTTTCTCTGGCTGCTTGCCATCTGTAACAGGTTTCGGAGGAGCTGGAGGCAGAGGAGGCGGTAGTTCTAAAACCTTAAATCTTGAATCAGGATCCACCTTGACCATAACAGTAGGAGGTGCTGGTACAGAAGGTGTAAGTCAATCCACCCAATGCTTAGGTACCACTAGTATGCGTGCAATAGGAACCACTGGAGGCACAGGTCAATCTTCTGCTGTTACAGGAACAGGTGTGAATATTAATTGCACTGGAGGTACTGGGGGTACTGGAGGTACTGGAGGTTATCAATATAGAGATGGGCGGTCCGGTGGACCTTATACTTACACTAGTAATGGTTCTACTGGTGCAACCGGTTCTGCATCAGGAGGAGATGTAAACTCAGGCATTACGTTAGGTAGTTATGGTAATGCAAGTACTCAAGGAGCAGTTCAATTTACTGTTCCTACAGGAACAAGCATTACAACCACAGGTACAGTTTCAGTCACTACAGTTGGTTCAGAAACTGTGTATACTTTCACATCATCGGGCACAATGACATTTAATTAAGTATACATATGGCATTTTCAGTTAATGACAACGGTACTTGGAAAACAGTAAAGAAACTCAGTGTCAATGATGGTACATGGAAAGCAGTAAAATCGGGTTGGATTAATAAGAATGGTGTTTGGACCAAGTTTTATGCATCTGATATTACCGCTCAAGTGACTGTAGTAGGGGGTGGAGGCGGCACAGGGGGTTCCTGCAGGAGAAGTTGTTTTGGGAATCTGGGAATTGGGAATGGTGGTAATGGCGGTGGAGCAGGTGCAAGTACAGGCAATATTATAATACCGACAGGTGAAAGTTTAAATATTAATGTGGGTGATAGAGGAGCCGACGGGGCTAGTGGTTATTATGGGCAAAATTTTGCTTGTGGATATGCAGGAAGCCCAGGTGCGTCCAGTTCAATTTCAGTATATAATATAATTGCTACAGGCGGTGGAGGGGGAGGAGGAGGAACTGTAACTCAGAATCCATATCCAGACCATAGAAGATGTACTGCCAACAACGGAGCACCTGGAGCAGGGGGGGGAGCAGGAGGAGGTAGTACTAACACGCCAGGCAGTTCCAATGGAATATCTGGATATCCTCCATATGGAAATGGAGGTGCATCTGGGGTAGTTATAATTAAAGTACCAGTAGAGACATCAGCAGCTGCCACAACTGGCACTGTTTCAGTCACTACAGTTGGATCTGAAACTGTGTATACTTTCACATCATCAGGCACAATAACATTCAATTAAATATTCTTATGGCATTTTCAGTTAATGACAATGGTACATGGAAGACAGTAAGGAAGCTTAGTGTTAATGATGGCACATGGAAAGCAGTAAAATCAGGATGGATTAACAAAGATGGTATTTGGACCAAGTTTTATGCTTCTGATACTACTATTACTATAACAGGTGGTAATAATATTAACTTGAGGTCATTATATGAAACACAAACCGGGGACTTTTCATCGACTCCCGTTGATGTAAGCTTTACTGTAACAGGCAACGTAGGCAGCTCTTCCACAGGCACTGCATCTTTAGTTACAGGCACATGGCCTGCCGGCAGTTCCATCACCCTCACCAATAATGCTATAATTGCAGGTGCAGGAGGAAGGGGAGGTAATTCTTATGCATTTCAATTTGGTGCTGAAAACGGGTCTCCAGGGGGGTCTGCAATAAGTTTGAGCTATAATATAACAATAAATAATTTAGGGACTATAGGCGGGGGAGGAGGCGGCGGGGGAGGTGGTTGTCAGTTCTATCCCTTAGAAGGCGGTTTTCTTGTAACTGCAGGAGGAGGCGGCGGCGCAGGTTTTTCAGGAGGAGGAGCAGGTGTATGTACTTCACCTGGTAACACAACTAACAATTGTCGAGGGGGAAATGCAGGTACTACTTCAAATGGAGGAGCTGGAGGTGTATATAGCTATAGATTTAGGAATGTTACTATGACTGCTACTGGAGGAAATGGTGGATATTTAGGTCAAAACGGTACCAGCGGAGCTCCACCATATAATCGGGACCTTTCGCGTTCATACCCTGGAGCAGGGGGTGCAGCTGGCAAAGCCATTACGCTAAATGGTAATGTGGCAACAACAACTGGCAATGCTCCACTAGGAGCAGTAAGTTAGCCATCAAGTAGTTACATCCGTTGCAACAAAACAGTTGACTCTTTCCTCAGTTCAGCCATAATATATGGATCATGAATAGCACATTGCTAGAACCAACGGTTCGTAAGAACCCGGCTAACCGAGAGAACGCCGCAAAGTCCTCTCGCGAGGTGACTCCTCGTTTGGTTTGTATTATCACCGGCAAGTCCCGTCTTACTAACGCCAAGTATTTGGCTTCGAAGCCTGAAGGTTTCGTGACTAACTATATTGCTCGCCCCGCGCTGAAGCTCCTTCGCGCTGGTAAAAGCGTGCAGGACGTTCGGACGGAACTCGGTGTGACCGATGTCACTACCGCGATCTCGGATAGCGCTCTCCAGAATGCTATCAAGATCAACGGTAAGTGGTCTAAACAGAGCTAATATTACAGCTTAAGAAGAGCCTAAGATAACAGTAATATAATCAACGAAACCCCATGCCGAGTTTAGCTCTTCTTTTCGGCATGGGGTTTCTATTTTTAATTTTATGAAGAAATATACTCACAAAGAATTGATTGATAGAAAGATTCTCTTTATCAACACTGCAGTTAACAAATTTGTAATACATGAGGGTAAGATAAATGAGTTTTCACCTTCTGGTAAATGTATTAAGATCAATCACGAATGGTTTTTGTTAGAGAAGATATCAATTCTTGAACTGTTTACTGAAGAAGAGCGACCTGGTTTAAGGTTTGTTTAGGCAGTTCCAACAGTTATATAACGACCATCATTGGTTGTTATAAACCTTGCATCATTGGTAATAAGGTAGCTGTTACGGCGAGGTATATTGATTGTGAAGCTACTTGAATTACCAAGAGAAATATAGTAAGAAGAGCCCGGGTATAGAAAAGTTAGAGTGTTTTCTTCATTAAAGGTTCCTATATTTGCTCTATCATAACGTTTCCATGAATTAAATGCTGGAAATTGGGGCTGTGAATTATCAATGACTACTGTCCAGGCAAACCCAAGTACAGTAGACAAGGGAACTGTTCCAGCTGAGTTTGTAACTGTTACTGTTAAAATATTAATTGGTAATGAATTTGAAGGCATTGATAAGAATGCAAATGGACCAATAATTGGTCTCACTGTGATTCCTGGGTATGATCCTTCTTGCACAACGCTAGCGTTAGCGGAAAGTACAACTTGATAAGAAGAGCCAGGAGTAAAAGAAGTGAGCCAAGCGAGTTGAAAGTCAACAGGTAAATCAGGTGTCCATGAACGAACACTAGCAGGGTTTTCAGGGTTAACAGTACTTACTCTTGTTATACCAGGGTAACTTACAAACGCGCTTGCTGCGCTTGAATTATGTGTATAAAGCTGAAATGAAGGCCTCAACAGCACTGTTTGGTAATTAGCCATGTAATTATTTATTCAATAAGTGTGTAATATTTTAGTATTAAATTAAGTCAGCTATTTTATTATTAATTTTTTTAAAGTTTAAATTAAGAGAGAATGGCTTAACTCTAGTACCATCATCAAACATTCTAATAAAGGTATTAGCTACTTTTGGTAGAGTGCTTTTGTAGGTAATGATTTTATTGCCTTGTTTGACTTTAATTGCTGCCTCTTCAGGCAGAACTCTGACGTAATAAACATTCTTTACCTGTTCCGTAATTGAATTAGCTATGGGGCATTTTCCTGGGTTAACAGGTTCTCCGTTCTTTATGTTGGCTCTTGTAACTTTTAGATTAATATTTCTCATATAATTATTTAGTCAACTAATATATGCATTTTTAAAGAAAATAACAAGTCATAAGATAAATATTAGTATGACCCTCGATGATATTAAGATGTTCGAAAATTACGTTAACAAGCGCTTCAAGGTAATTAACGAAGGAACATACTCAGATGCTAGCTTAGAACAAGCTAATTCAAAGCGGTTGGTTGAAATACTCGACATGCTTAAGAGTGATGCTAACCTCGCTACCAAATTTGCTCTTTCGCCTGAAGAATTTGCTGGCGTAATTGAATGGGCTAAGACAAAATTTGGTGGTCCTGTTCAAGGAGAATCAGTTGTTAAAGAGAAAAAAGAAGCCAAGGATGAAGATAACATGGAGATGGCAGTAAAGCATAAGTCTGAAGAGACTGAAGAAGAATATCTTGCCCGTCGTGATTCTGCTATTAAAGCTGCAATTTCTGCTAAAGAAGAGTCAGAAGAACAAGCCGCACTTTCCTCTCATTACAATGTGAATCATGAGACTCTTGACTTGATTGATAAGCTAATTAATCATCCCAAGAGATACTCTAAAGCTGACGTGATTAAGATCTTGGTAATGGCTGCAGATAAGCTACAGAACAAAGCATAAGTTGCTTTTTAATTAACCTATTCTAGAATAGGTTTATGGCTGACGAAAAACCAATTGTAAAAAAACTAAAGTGTGGTGGTTATGGTATTTATACAACAGATTCTAAAACAAAGCAGTTAGCACAAACCGGTTATATTGGTGCTAATCTTACTTTGGAAGCCTGGCTTCCCAAAGACGCAGTTATTCAGAAATAATTTTAACTACCTTACCAACATAGTTTTGTTGGATGATATAATTTCCATCACAAAGGAAATTGTTATCCCCTTTTGCAATAAACCCTTTGAAGGTCTGCAAGACAACTCTATGACAAGTTGAAATCTCTTGACTGTATTCTGGATCGTTGAAGCAAACAATATCACCTTCTCGTAAAGAGCCATATGGAATATCTTTATCAATGTAAAGAAGGTCACCGTTCTTAAAGGTAGGATACATTGAATTGCCATGCACACGAAGCTTTGCAATATCTTCTGCAAATGCGTTAATAGCAAGCAAACCTGTTAAAGCAATAATCTTTAATTTCATTATCCGTTATTGTAACGGAATTTGGAAAACTGGCAATATAAAAATTAAGAGAGACTGGGCTGGTTGCCGCCTGTAGCAGCAGGCAAAGATTGAGTTGGAATCATGTCAGCACTGGTAACAAGAGGCGTTTTATCTGCCTGAGGAAGAGGTGATTTCTTTTTCTTTTTGCGTAACTGTTGACGCATATACTCTTTAAAGGTCATGGAAATATTTAATCTAGCCAAAAGGATTGAACTCTTGACTAGAATAGGATTACTTGGAGAAATCGCCAAGATCGCGGCAGAATGTGTATTCACCAGGAGCAGTTACAACTGTGTCATACACTTTCTCTGTGGCATCAGCCATGGCAGCAAAAGGCGATGCTACAGCAAACACACCAAAGCCGGCAACAGTGGCTGCAGCTCCAATGGGTCTCACAAGTAACACATCACCAATGCATGTCCAAACGCTCTCTACAGTGACATCATTGTTGCTTGTATTAGAAGCAGCACCATTGTCAGCCAGAGCAGAGCCAACAAGCATTACACTTGTGGCCATAGTAACGAGTAGTTTATTCATATAAATAATATATATGCTTTTAGTACAGGATTCCACATAAATATTAATGATATGGCCGACGTAACAATCAATGATCTTTCTAGTCAAGCTCCTACTACAAATGATCTGTTTCCCTTTAGTACATCAGTATCACCCAGCACATATAAAGCTTCTTTAGCCCAAATAAAAACAGCTCTAGCGATTCCTGCAGCTCAAATACAATCAGATTGGAATCAAACTACTACTGGTGCATTAGATTATATTAAAAACAAGCCAACTATACCCGTAACAGGAGGATGTAGAGTGTATGCTAATGACAATGCGCGTAGTAGATATCCTAACCCTGCTCTTCCAGTAACCGCCACGTGGACTGTGCCTACAGGTGTGACACAAGTGTTTGTTGTAGCAGTAGCTGGGGGAGGGGGTACAAATATTCCTGATGTGGGGTCAGGAACTCAAGGCGGACCGACATCAGTTACTTACGGAGGAACTACAGTATCAGCTACCGGAGGAGTTGGTAACGGTTGTTGCGCTAGCTATAACGCTCCAGGAGGTGTACCATCTGCTAATGCACTTATTAAATTTACCGGCTATTCGTCCGCTATACAAGGACCTAATACTGGCGGACAATCTGGATTACCGTGGTTTTATAATACTATCGGTACAGACTCAAACTATGGTGATACACAAAAAGGAAACAATAGAGGAGGTGGAGGGGGAGCTTTTATGCATATTTTTAATGTTACAGGAGGGCAAACTATGAGCATTAGTGTCGGAGGTGGAGGATGTAATAGTTTTGATAGTAATGGAGGAAGAGGCGGTATAGTATTTCTATTTTATTCATAACATGTGCTCATTTGTCATAACCATCATTGTTGCCAGCATATTGAGCTTCTTTGGCATTAAAAAGCTCAAGAATAAATAATTATATGAAAAGTGTTCTATTAGCTTTATTAGCTACATTATCTATTGCTAAAGCAGCAACTGTCAGTATTACTAATGATGCCGACTACTACATGTATTACGGGTCGTATAGTGATACACGCACTCCCTTTAATGTTGGTGTTAATGACATTACCGCCGGAAGCCCATATCAATATCATTTCAATGTTGCAGGTATTGAAATGTCTGATATTTCTAATTTTCAAAAAGGCGACACAGCATTACTGAATCTTAATTTACAACGCTTCAGAGTACCAGGTACAGTTGTTCCAGGCTATCAAGGACCTCCTACCTTTTCATTACTTACTTCCGGGGTTACCTTTACTCTAAAGGTTGTAGCGCTAACCGATTCATTTGATAATATTCAATATGCTTCTAGTCCTCTTAATTGGTATGAGAATAACTTACTAAACCAACCTACAGTAGCTTCTGTAAATTTTACTGAAGCAGGATGGAAAGCTATAGATGTAACTAGCGCATTCGATCAGTGGAAAGCCGGTACTCTTTCAAATAATGGCTTAGGATTAGTTGGTACATATTCAAGTATTACAGGTACTACCGCGCAATTTTATTCATCGGAAACAGAGTCAGCTTTTGGTCCTTATGTAAATATAATTCCCGAGCCTACTATTTTTAGATATCTTGTTTCTACACTCTTTATTGTACTTATCATTAGACAATTTGCTAAGTGAAAGCTTTTACCCTTGTAGAGCTTTTGGTTGTTATCGGTATTATAGGTGTACTAGCCGGATTAGGATTACCGGCGTTTAAACAAGCCTCCAATGCAGGTAAGAAAGCTGCTGATGTTGCGGCGTGCAAGACAACGGTTACCGCCTACTTAGCTCATTCAGCTGATAATGAAGGGGTGCTTATGAAGGGGTATGATATTAATGGTACGGCCTATGATTCAAGCGGACGAGTCATGGGAGGAGAAGATTCACATGAAGCACATCGCTGGCCCTGGAGATTAGCTCCTTACTTTAACTATGGCTTTCTAGGCGGTACACATGTTAATGAATCAAAGTCTTTTATTACAAGTCAAGGAGGCATCACACAGTCATATCTAGTAAGTGTATTACCTTCTGTTGGACTCAACGCAAACTTTATTGGCGGTAACGATTATACTTCTTTTTCTTCCCTTAATAAAAAAGGATTGGTAGCTACAAGATTAGTACAAGTTCCCAAGCCAGGTAATACTATAGCATTCGTAACAACAAGAAGCGAAGCAGTCGGTAAAAGATATAGAGGCTTTTATTATGTAGATGCACCAGCCTATCCTGGCAAATGGGCCACAAAATATGATGATCTAAGTAACCCAAAAGCTACCGGTTATGTATCAGCTCGCTATAATGGCAATGCTGTTGTTGCATTTTTAGATGGCCATGTTACCATTATGCTTTATAATCAATTAAATGATATGAAATTGTGGTCTCCATTATCTCCATGAAGTTCTGTAAAAGACGAAAAATTGACTATAAAACATCTTTCGGTGTTGAGACATCTACACATTATGTTACGGAAAAAGATATATTAGATTTTCATGGTCCAAAGTTTACTGAGCAGTGGAAAATTCTCGCTCGTCATAAAGGCACTAGTAAATTTGGAGATACCGTTGGTTACTTTTATGATGATTATCAACATTTTGCTCGTGCAACAGATAGTTTTATTAATGTAGTTTAATAAATTATAGTATGTTTCTACATCTGCTAACCGTTATTACGGCCTACAGGCCAAATAAGTTCTCCAAACAAATTAAGAAAGCTACAAAAGAAAAACACGACGCTATTGAGAAACATCCATTTATTAAAAGTATGATAGATGGCTCTCTTTCAGATTTTAAATATGCTATATATCTTAACAATTTGCTTCCTATCTATAAAGCTGTCGAAATGTTTTTATTTTACAGTACCCCTGTAGATAAAGATCTGTTACAATCACGAAAAATAAATAACGATTTGAACGAATATATACGTTTCTTAGGTATTAATATCGATAGACCAGAATATATTTTTAATAAAGAGTGGTTAAATTACTTTCTTTTTAAAGATAAGTTCTTACAAAAAGCAGAATTATATATACGATGGCTTGCCGATATGTATGGCGGTCAAATTATTAAACGCAATATACGCTTTAATAGTAAATATGATTTTAATGATCTTAGAAATGAAATAAAGTTAATTCGTAGAATGATTGAAGACGGTTTAGATGAAACAAATGTAGATAGCTTTATTGAAGAGGTTAATAAAGCTTATGAGTTTCATCGTCAACTAGCAGATAAAATAAATGAGCTCCCTGAACGATCTTTATAAAAAGCTAAAAAGACACTTTTTCCAACGTATATCTATTAAATATTTTAATGGCCGATGTATTAATATCTGATCTAACAACAGGTGTACCAAACGGATCTAATTTTATACCTTATACGACAAGTTCTGTTACAAACAAAACTCTTGTTTCTAGCATAACAGCTGCTTGCCAGCCGGTAAATTATATTGGTGCAAGTGTTTATAGAGTATCAAACACCAATATTACTGCAAATGTAATTACAGATTGCGATTTTCAAACAACTCCTATTTTTGATTCCAGTGGGTTCTATAATAGTGCTGTTAGCAATTCTCGCCTTACTGTTCCCGCGGGTTTAGGGGGTATGTATTTAATAACTGGCTATCTGACTACTTCAACTACTAGTGCATATTATAGAAACAGTATTATGTTAGTAAAAAATACAAGTGTTAGCGTCCCCATAGCTCGTAATGACACTTCTATTGGTTTAAATGGCGTTGATGTTCCAATGACTATATCTGCAATTGTACCTCTTGTAGCCACAGATTATATAAGATTACGAGGCCTTTGTGAAAGTTTTTATAGTACTAATACTTTTAAAACACCTACATTAAGTATGATACGCCTCGGTACATAAAGTAGTTGCCATAATTCTCATTTCCTTTATATTCAAATAATGCGTTATTTAGTTTGCTTAAGTTTGCTTTTGACAGGATGTGCTTCTTCGCAATATAAATCACCAAAAGATTATTATCGTCAACGCCTGAGTGAAGACTCAATCAACTGGGGCCCTAATACTAATAATAATATGCTCGACTCTCCTGATGGAAGTAAGTACCATAACAGGACAGTTGAAATTTTTGGAGCTACATATTAAATAAGCATATGGGAATGTTTGACACAGTTATAGTAGAGGGGTTAAAGCTTAAAGCTCCAAAAGAAGTTACCAGTCTGATGAAGGCTAATAATTCAGAGTTTCCTACTGAATTTCAGACTAAAGATTTAGAAAACGTTTTAGGGACTTATAAGATAAATGCAAAGGGAGATATTTTTAGAGAAGAAAGAAAACCCACAGGAAAAAAAATACCTTATGACGTACCCTTCTTAAGCTGGAAAGATAATAGATCTTGGCTAGAAAGAGCATACTTTAAGGTCAAGTACAAAGAACATAAAGAAGATAAAGTTAAGTTAATCAACGAAACAAAGCCAATATTTGTAAAGACAAAGCTTACAAATACCTTTACCATGTTAGCAGTAGAAGAGATTGGTAGTAGGAGGTTGTTTTTAGATTATGAGATTAAGGCAATAGATGGAAAGGTCAAATCGACTAAACTCTTAGAATTTTCTTTAGAGTCCGAAAAAGATGCACAAAAGCGTAAACAAGATGACAAAGAATTTGTTCTGCAAACGGATAGAGTAATGGCTAAGCATAGAGAATTAAAAACAAAATGGTACTATCCTATTTTAAAAGAAACTTATAACCCTTTTATATTCTTTTCTCGCTTAACGATTCAAGCTGCTTGCAACTCTATTGTGCGCTGGAGCTATCGTTGGACGGGTGTATAATAAGAGTATGACATACACTCTAAAAGTAGAGCACAATGAGCTCTCTGACGAATATTATGTACTTTTACCTCAAGAATTGCTCAACCAAGTAGGTTGGGTTGAAGGAGACAACATCAAATGGAAGCCTCAAAAGAATGGGTCTTTCATACTAACAAAGGAGAAATAAATGAATCAATTCAAAAAACAAGAAATTGCAATGTATACAACGCTTGGTATCGCTGTAATGAGCTTCTTATGCATTTGTGGAGATGCAATGCTCTACCTAAAGATGCTTGGTATTTACGGTGCTATTACAGGCTCTGTGTATCTAATATATAAAATAGTGTACTTCCTTCTTAATAAAATATATCCGACCAAAAATGAAAAGTGAAAAAGAAGTAGAACTTCAGATTAAAAGAATAATGGGCAAGTGGTATAGTGAGCCTGTATTTTCTAAAAATAAATATATAGAAGCTGCCTATCTATTTTTCTGGAAATATTACTACAAACTAACTTCAGGTCTTTACTACAATTGCAAATATGCATTACAGCGGTTGTTTAGAGGGTATGATGATTTAGATAAATGGAATGTGGCTTGGTATATTGCCAGAAAAGCAGTACCAGTTCTTAAAGCAATGAGAGATAAATTTCATGGTACTAGTATTAAATGGCATAGAGAAGACAGATTTGGTAACATAGAACAATTAACTGTAGAAGAGGTATATGCAGGATCAAATGAACCGGGTTATGAAGGTCCAAATGCCTTCACCGAAGATGAATGGAGAGCTGTTCTTGACGATATAATATTTGCATTTCAATGGCAGATAGATCTTGACGTGTATCAAGATACCAGAGATGAACAGGGATTTGCAATCGGCGAAAAAAGACAAAAAAGAGGCTTAAAGTTATTTAGCATATATTATAGAAACCTTTGGGATTGATTTACTTTAAAAAAGAAGCTATATTAATACTATGAGCGATCAATTTAAAATAGAATTATATAGTATATTACGAAAGCATGATGTAAATATTGATGAGTGTTATGATATTTTAGATGAAATGTTTTATGAAACATATAATGATACTAAAACGTGTGGCAATAGCGAGCATAAGTGCGGTTGCACTAATCATACTACTCGAGGTAATTCAGAGTCTATTCCAGAAGATCCAGACATTATAAACAGCAACCCTAATTGTAACTCTTAATGACACGCAAAGAAAGAATGTTAGCCTGTCATACTGTTGCTCTCTCGAGCCATTATGGTGATACCTTAAAGGGTATGAAATTTGATGAACCACAAATTGCAGAGAAAGATAACGATACAGTACTATCACATAGTACTGCAAAGAAAGTCGGATTTGTAACCAGACATCTTCTAACTGCTGAGGTAACGCATTCCATAGTATTTGAAAAAGAATGGTATGACAGATTATGATAATTAAATTCGGTCCAGATAAAAGTGATGCATATAACAATTGGGCTAACGATCCTAGAGTCTTTATTAGTAGACCGTTCTTTAAAATTATTCTCGATAATGGTCTAGGATTTTATATTTTAAACTCTTTTAGATTTCATCTATTTCCGAAATTTTACGGAACATTTCACAAAACGTTTTGGGAGTTCGGTTTTCGTTTCGTGGGTGTTAATTTTGAAGTAATGTGGAACAAAGCTTTTTCAAAATGAGCGTTATCGAATATCAGCTGCAGCCGGTTAAGCCTAAATACTATACAATGCGTAAGCGTCAGAGAATGCTCGATGAAACTACATGGCGGGAGAATCCTCTCAAAAATCAATGGGTATACAAAGATTATAAATGCTATTATATCGTTATTACCGAGCATATAAAAGGAACATTCACCGCAACATGTTCAGGTGCAATAGTAGGTAAATATAGTACACTAGATGAAGCCAAGGATGAATGTTTTAAATTTTGCGATAAAATGTATTAAAATGAGTATATCTTCAATTTTAGTTTGTGTTGCTGTAGTGTTATATGTGCTCTATTTAGCCGATCGCTTTCGTCTTAAATAATCTTTTCCTCTTTTAATAAGATCATCTCTTTGCAATCTCTGTCTTCGCTCTAGTACTGTAATATATAGCGCAAGAGAAATAGGAAAAAAGAATCTTAAGAAAAATTGCATATGATCTTGTTTGGTTAGCTCATCATAATACTTTGTATATAATTCATATATGCCTGATAGTGTAGTTAATACTGCTGGGGCAAATAATATCCAAAATATTATGTTGTAAGTCTTGTTAAAATGACCTTTTATAGCATTTAGCATAAAGATATTTAAGGATGCTAATTAAATTAATATTGTCAAAATAATAGATTTTCTGTTTATTTTTAAACGATATACAATAAATATTATTATGAGCTTATTCGACAAAATATTAGATGCAGTAGAAACAGTTAAATGGAAGGTTGAAGACTTAACTTTTACAGTTAAGGATAAAGCCCTTTCACTAGTAGAATATGTTAAGTATGATGTTCTTAAGAAGGATCTTCCTAACTTTGACTATCTCAATGAGGAAGAAGAAGCTCCTAAGAAGAAAAAGAAAAAGAAGACTAAGAAGAAAAAGAAATAAGTTTTCTATTAAATATTAGATATGGCCGACGTAACCATATCTGGACTAAACTCTACTACTTCTCCTGCTCGCTCTGGTGTTGTACCTTATTCTAATAGTTCAACAACTACTAAGCTTACAATAACGCAAATTGCTGATCTAATAGTTCCTATAGGTTCTATCATTATGTGGTCGGGGTCTGTAGCTTCAATACCGTCTAATTGGGCATTTTGTAATGGAACTAACGGAACGCCGGATTTGAGAAATAAATTTATTGTCGGAGCAGCCATAGATAACTCCGGTATAGCTAATACCAACATCACTGGTGCTAACACGCTAACTGGAGGCTCTAAGGATGCTGTGGTGGTGAGTCATAGTCACGGTATAACAGACAATGGACATACTCATGATGTAGCTCCTGTTTTAGCTAACGGTACATGGAATGGGGCTAATGATGACCTAGGGGCCGGAAGAGGAGGAAGCAACAGAGCTGCTTCTACTACATCAAAAATTACAGGTATTACTATCAATTCTCAAGGTGTAGCTGGTACCAATCAGAACTTACCTCCCTACTACGCCCTTGCATATATAATGAGGGTTTCATAATATGGCCGACGTAACCATATCTGCATTAACTAATAGACAGCCTAGTAATTCTGCTGTATTTCCTTATTCTGAAGGAGGCGTTACTTATAACGCAACATTAAATCAAATTATTCCAACAGGAGTAATTATGATGTGGTCGGGATCCATAGCCTCTATACCAACAGGATGGGCTCTTTGTAATGGAGCTAATGGTACTCCCAATTTACAAGATAGATTTATTATAGGAGCTGGCAGTGCATATAACCCTACAAACACAGGGGGTTCAGCTGACGCCGTTGTGGTAAACCATACACATACTGTATCTGACCCCGGCCATTCGCATGCAACAAATATAGCAGCAGATGGTGTAGGAGGAAGCTTTAGATCCTTTGGACAACAGCAGTTTGATAATCCTACAATGATATTCACAGACGCCAGGACTACCGGTATTACTATAGCATCTACTGGCCAATCTGGTTCCAATGCTAATCTACCTCCTTATTATGCTCTTGCATATATAATCAAGCTGTAATAACTACTACATGATATTAGTAACAGCGTTAGGTTTGTTAGGTGTTTGTTCTATTGGGTTTATAGCTAATTTTATAAAAATTTAAAAAAGCTAGTTGCTTCCTTTAGAAAAGTACATATAATTATTATTAGTTCTTTGATAGCAAATCTGTAAGAAGTAGAGGTTGGGACCTCGAAGGTAAATCTTGAATAGTCCAACGCCGAGACCCACAGGCGAATACAAGTAGATATACTTGTAAATGAATGGGAGTATGATAGTAGCAACTATTAAGTGAAATTAATAAGAAGTAAGCCTGCTAAATCGAAAATCATACAGTGTAAACATCCCTGACTAGTATTACAAGTCTTAAGGCTTCGCTATGATGTAACAACATAGCACAGTACGTAGGCTGATTACATTTAACTAGGCTAGATAGTTATAGCCATTTAAATTCGAATACGATGTAGTTGACTTGGCAGATTGCTAGTTTCTTTTGCGTAAACCGTGACGCGAGATTAGAGCGTATATAGCAATATATACGCTCTTTTTTTATAAATATTAATATGGCAGACGTATCTATATCTGGATTAACGCAAAGACAGCCCGCAGGAGCTGCATTAGTTCCTTATTCTGAAAACGGTACAACTTACAGTGCATCAGTTACACAAGTCGTTTCTCTTGCTTCGAGCATACCTTCTGGCGGTATCATATTATGGTCTGGTGCTGCAAACGCTATACCCTCCGGTTGGTTGTTGTGCAATGGCGCCAATGGTACACCCAATCTGGTGGATAGGTTTGTTGTAGGTGCAGGCACATCTGCACCAGCAGTAGGAACAACAGGAGGAAGCAAGGATGCTGTGGTGGTGAGTCATACCCATGCAGTGACTGACCCGGGTCATAGTCATGGAACTAATTTCTGGACTGGTGGATATAGATCTGGAGATCCAGTGGTTAATCTATACCAATGGTTTTCTCAGAATTCTAAAGATCGATCAGAATGGTATGGAAGAAGCAGCTCTACTGGGATATCTATAGCTGCAGCTGGCCAGTCAGGTACCAATGCTAACATGCCTCCTTATTACTCTTTGTGTTACATTATGAAGCAGTAAAGTATTTTACATAAAAAGCTTGACTATATTTCAAATGTCGACTATACTGTAGGTAATGAGAATCAAATTACCGGAGTTACAGAAGGTAACTTTGGAAACAGGGACAAGGTACTACCTAACACCTGAGGGGCAGAAATACCCTTCAGTCACAACAGTTCTTTCTGAAGAGAAGAAGAAAGGTCTTAAGAGATGGCGCGAACGTGTTGGAGAAGAAGAAGCTGATAGAATTAAGAATTTTGCCGCTAAAAGAGGAACTACTTTTCATTCTCTTTGTGAGGAGTTCTTAGATAATAAAGTTCCGCTTGATACTATAGGCGGTATGTTTGATCAGTTTAAACCTTTTTTAACCCGTATTAGTGACATAAGATGCATGGAGCAACACCTGTATTCAGATAAGCTGAGAGTTGCAGGTCAAGTAGATTGTGTTGGGAGGTTTGACGATATGTTATCTATTATTGATTTTAAGACGAGTTCTAAGTTAAAGAAGCGTGAATATATCTGGGATTACTTCATGCAGGCCAGCGCATATAGTTATATGTTTGAAGAGCGCACTGGAATCGCTATTTCAGATATTACTGTTCTTATTAGTTGTGAAACAGGTGAATGTCAAGTCTTTCAAGATAAAAGAGAGAATTGGATTGAGGGGTTTAAAAAGCTCCGAGAACAATATGATATAAAGAAAGTTGTTGCAGAAGAAGAAAAGGTCACTTACAATAAGAAGATAGTGAGTGATAGAGTTACGAATAAATGGACTAAGACTACCATAGAAGCTTTTGGAGATAAACCGAACGTTCGTAAAGGAGTTAAAGCAGAGGAAATAGTTTACTCTTATCTTAAAAGAACATATAACAAAGTAACCTGGTTTCATGATAAGCGTGATAAGCAATTACAAGGTATTGATTTTGAATTTAAGAAAGATTCGTGGTATAATAGTTATACTGCAGATGTAAAAGGTAATATGTCAAAAAGAATTTTTAGAGTGTATCCGGATGAAATAAAAGATAAAGTAAATCACCGTATGATTCATGTAGATACAGATACAGGATGGGCGGTAGAATATGATAGAAAATCTATGTTAAATTATTTGGAAGATAAACCGGAATATATTAAGACTGATAAAAATAACAAAAGGTATGCAGAACTTGATTCGACTTATAGACATTTTCGTAGAGTTATAAACCACTTTAGACCTTTTGTAATAAAGCTTGCTTAATTTTATAATTCAATCATAATGCTTGTATGAACCTTAAGACAGTACAATTACCTGAACAAGCGCCGTTTGTTGGTCAGCATGTAACCGAATTTCATTATACAGATAGAGATGCTTGGGAAGTGATAGAAGTTATTAGCCCTCGTAGAATTGTAATTCGTGAATTAGATTCAGAATGTACGCGTAAGCCTAAAGATTTTCACCCAGGCGGTTTTTGCGGTCACTTTGCTGATAATCATTCACAGGAATATAAGCTCTCTAGCAACCCAAAGAATACAGTGAAGACCCTTAGCTGGCGTGCTAAGGCTAAGCGTTGGGCAGAAGTCGGACAAAGAACACAGTATAGCTTATTTGGTCTGCATAAGAAAGGCGAACAAGCGATAAAATTCTATGATTACAACTTCTAAAGTACAAGACTATATTGATGCGGGTCACGACGAGCATGAAGTGGCACGTTGGTTGATCAACCTTAACATTAACAAATATGTCCCTATGGAGCTGGATGATTTGGCTGATACAAGCATTGTAGCTAACGAGGTCGATGCTGTTGTTGAATGTATTCAAGATAAAGATTATCAAGATGCTATTAGTATTGCTGAAGAGAGCGCTCAGATCATTCTCGAAGATGAAGGATTTGATATAAGTAAATGAGTGAAAAAATGTATCGAGGGTTTTGTTGCGCTGTTTATTTTATTTCCTATAGCATATATTTTTAAGCTCTATAATCTCTATCATGATTACCTCTTCGAAAGAAAAAGAAGAAATAAAAAAAGCTTGTGATAGATTGTTTCTCTCGCGATACAATATTTTATTTTATAAATTTCTAGTTACCCTTGACGACTCTGCTAAGCATTTAATTAAGAATAATAAAAAGCTTAATGAAATGTATGATTTACTTCTCGATTTTATTATAGATTCTTCTCAACATCTTGAATATAATGATGCTAAAGAAACTGTGAGAGAATTGGAAGAGGATAAATAGTAAATCTTTTATTGATGTATGTTAAAAAGTAGCTTATAATATATAAATGAATAGCAAAAATAACCAACATATAGTTAATATGGTATTGACGTCTATCGTCAATAATGAAACTATCTTAAACAGTATTGTACATGATATTAGTAAAAGATTTGATGTAAAGCTCGAAGCAGAACAGCTCGAGAACTTTCTTAGTATAGTAAATTTAACCCCGGAGAAAAATGAACTCGTACTTGTTTGAAACTTATCGCAACGATAAATGCCCTCCAGTTTTTATGGGTTATAAAAAAGTAAAAGCGGAATCTGCTAAAGAGGCGCAAGCCTCTCTTCAGGAGACTCTCGGTGAAGGGTTTAATCTTTGTCAGGTTTATATCAATGAAGCTGATCCGTACGCTCGGTAAATGGCTTAATACAGTTATAAAGATTATTGTTAATGATTGTTCTGTGGGACTAGCGCTAATAATATTAGGCTTTATTCTTGGTTGGGCGTCACAATCAATCTGGATATTATTATCTAATCTTTATGTTCGCATTATTCGAATATATTAAAAGCTTTTTTACTATTAAAAAAGTCGCGTCTGGTCCTAATACATTAGGAGAGCTTTTAAATCAATTTGATGAGCCCCCAAAAGAGGTAACAAAGGAACAAATAATTAATACCTATCTTGCAAAAGAAACTATGGCCGCTTTAGAGTTATCATATCTTAAAGATGATCCTGCTCTTTCCTTTAGAGGAGGGCAAATGTGGTATGATAAAGACGGTAGCAAATATTTTGATTTTGTTCCTTGCGTTATTAGACCAGAGGTATTATACTGTTCATATGGCAAAAGTTAAAAAATATAGCTTACGTCCTCAGCTCTGGTTAGTAAAGGTTTCTGTAAGTGACCCTGATTGTGTTTTTTCAATTAATCCTAATATATCCTACGACAAGATTGTTAAAGCCTCCAATGGCAATTCTGCTGTCAGAGAAGCAGCAGTCTATTGTACCAGGAAAATGAAAGAGTATCCTGGAACGCATTTTACTTACTCAACAGAAGATGTAAAGCCCTACTTTTACCCTATTAATAATTTTAATAGACAAGAAGAAGATGATACTGGAATTAAAAGAATAAAAATATAATTATATTGTATGGAACATATTTTTAATAAAAAAGATTATATTTACGGATTTAAATTAGATCTTAATCTTGATGTAATGTTTAAGAGTTGCATAGAAATGATAGAAATAAGAAATAGTATTTTGTCTCATCCCGTCCAAAATGAAATTAAAAAACTTTTTATAGCAGAAAAAAATAAAACCTTGGGTTTAAATCCGGAACTAGATGAATGTATGTCATATCTCTATCATTGGAAGGAAAACAAGGGCTATGGATATATTAATATGTTTACTTACGCATTTAAAGAATTTTATAATTTGCATTCTAGTATTAAAAAGTGTTTTAACTCTTTAATTAATGATAATGAAAATTACTTTATTGATGGATGGCCTAATGCATATTTTAAAAATAAAAACGATCATCATGATTGGCATACGCACTATCATGAAAAATTAGATTCTTGGCACGGTGTATTTTATGTTAATGCACAAGATAGTATTACGAGATATGTGCTTCCGGAGACAAATGAAATTGTAGATGTTGAGTGTGAGGATAATGTGCTTGTTTTAGTTAGAGGTAAGGGTGATAGGCATCGCTCTATGCCTTGGACAAAAGAAGATAAGCCCCGAGTAACTATAGGGTTAAATATTGTTCCTGAAAAAAATATTAATCCGAGAGTTTGGTTTAATTACTGGACTCCTCTCTAAAAGTAGATATTAGAGAATAAATATCTTTAATACTATGACAGTATTAAAACGCTTGATTGAGCTCGTTGAACAGTTTCAAGAAAAAAATGAACTCGAGCTAAATGAACTAGTTAATGAGCTAGGAAATACTCTTAATCATTTTAAATTGAGATTAGCCTATAATGAAACGAAAAAGCATCAAGCCAATTATATTGACAAGCCTTGGTTCTAGCACCCACTATTAATGGTATCAGCTAACTCTTTTACCTGACTAATCGTCTTGCCGGATCCTAGAATCTTATTTCTTTTTTCATTGAACAAATAATAGAACCCCTTCTTCTCTACAATGCTATATTGTTCGTATATAATACCTTCTATAGGCCGAGCATTATACTCTGTAAGAAACTTATTTAATAAAGAATCAAACCTCATAAAAATATTTAATACTTGAGCATTTTATAATTACAGATAAGTGTTTGTATGAAGATAGGATTTAATTGCAGCTCGTTTGATTTATTACATTGCGGTCATGTTACTATGCTCCGAATGGAAAGAGAGCTCTGTGACTATCTTAAAGTAGCTCTACAGGTTGACCCAACAATCGATAGACCAGGTGTAAAGAATAAGCCCGTGCAGAGCATTTACGAAAGATACGTCCAGCTTCAAGCGTGTAAGTATGTTGATGAGATTCTTATATACAGTACAGAGTTTGATCTTCTACAGTTACTAATGACACAAACCATTCATGTGCGCTTCTTAAGTGAAGAGTATGAAAATAGAGATTTTACTGGTAAACAATATTGTATTGATAATGGAATAGAGCTACACTATCACAAGCGCCGTCATATATATTCATCTAGTGAGTTAAGAGAAAGAACAGCTAAGCTTGAAAGCGCTAAGAATGAATCTGTTATAGCTGTACCTCCTCAATATTCCCCTGAGCTTATAAAAAAGAGTTGACCTATTCCTAGGTTCAGCCATAATATTGGTATGATGAAAAAACAAACGAACAAAGAATATAGTCTGTTGGTGTTTATGAAGGCTCAGCACAAGTATACGGATTCTGAGATTCAATTGGAAACTCTATGCAAAGAGAAGTATAACGGGCGAGGAGTAGGAGGAGGAACTAACTTAAGTAACGGTAAGCGAGATCAGCAATTTGCTTTCGAAAAGCTTGCAGATGCAAAAGGTTTTCTCAAGCATCCTTTTACCAAAGCAGTAACCCTTAAAGATTACGATCTTGTAGAAGTAGATCAATAAATAACTTTATGACATTTGCAAGATTACGAGACATCATTAATATGCTTACCCCAGAGCAGCTCAGTCAATCGGTTCAAGTTCTTACTGGGGGAAGAATGGTTAATATTGATCAAGTAGAATCGTTTAGAGGTGATATTGATCTAGCTGGTAAGTTTGGTGCTAATCCAAAGCAAGTATTTCTCACTAATAATAAAGAACTATAATTAATGAAAGCAGTATTAATATACGACATCGAATACGAGTCGTATGATAAGCGCAAGAGGCTTCCTACAGAACTAGTTGCAGATCTTGACAATTATCAATGTCATGTAGGGTTTGGTAATTTAAACTATCGCTCTCATCAAGCGGTTAAAGAAGCTACAGGCGTAAACGTAAAGTATTGTAAAATAAAAAATCTTGACTAAAGGTTATATTCCTTCATAATATTGGTATGATGAAACAAATGACAGAAAAAGAGTATCATAAACAATTTGAAATGGATTGGAAAGAGTGGCAGGAAGTGATGAAAAACCTTCCCCCTTTGACTCAGATGCAAGTTCGTTCTGGTGCATCCTTCCGCTTGAATAGAGAGCTAGAAGGCACAGGATGTGGCATTGGCTCTTCAGATATTAATCATGAGATGTTTGGTATCTGGAAGGGTAATGCAAAAGATACAGATGCATATGTTCAAGAGTGTGTTGAGCTTTATGAGGAGCGCATCAATGAATAAGCACGACTTTGCATACAACCTGAGACGCATCATTGAATTGGCTGAGCGAAGCACAGAGACCGTTGGCCATGAAGGTGATGACTGTCATATTATTAAAGTAATTGCAGAAGATATGTTGAATCATATCAATAAAGAACTATAATAACAATATGAAAAGAACTAAGAAAAAGTCAGAAACAAAAATAGGAACAATAGCTCTGGGGCCATTTAAGAAAGTGACCTACTATCAGGCTGATATGACAGGGCCGGAAAATTATCTTGAGATGATTGCTCAAGTTGGAAGAAACGTTATCACTCAATCTGAATATGTGAATATTGGCATGAATCACATTCTTACACATATGATTGGCAATAAGTTCGAGCTGGATGTGCCCAGAAGCTTCAAGGTAAAAAAATGAACAAGTTTAAATTCGAATGGCAATTCATGGATGGTAAATCTTCTGATAGGGTTGGCAGTGTGGAAATATGCAGACCAACATTGACAATGCAATTTGAAGCTACTACTATTGATGAGGTTTTGCGGCAAGTAGGCTATTTTCTCAAGGGATGTTCTTATGAATTTGAAGGAGAAGTGGGCATTGTAGATGAATAAAGCACAAGCGCATCAAGCTCTCATGCGCATAGTAATGGAGCCTGGTATTGCAGACCAATATACAGAAGAAGAAATAGAAAAGTTAGAAGAGTTAGCAGCAAGAAAATAATTTATGAGTAAACGTAAGGGCATTCTTATAGATCCTCCTTCAGGCTGGCAGCATGGATTTCCTGATTATTACATTGCTGAAGAGCATGGCACCATGGAAGATTTCCTGCGTCTCAAGAAATATCCTGAGAAAGATATTGAATTTGCAATGCAATACATGCGTGTCATAGCTGAAGAAGAAGCTTGACTGAATTCTGTATTCCTGCATAATAGTAGTATGATGAATGAAACGATAGACAAAATTGATTGGAATGCATTGTACAGTTCTGGCAGGCATAACAAGGACTTCACCTTCGACATGTTTGACCCGTTGTATGCAGATGATAAGCAATGCTGGACTGCCACTGTAAATTTCCGTGCTCGCTACAGTGAGAGGAACTCTGCCAAAAAGAATATCTTGTTCCGGGGTGGGGTGCCTGCTCCTGATGAATTGAAACCTGACCATCGCTGGTACATGCAGAAGCCTGAGCACAGTGTCAAGGGTGCAGACAGAGACAATGACAAATTGTGGCGCAAATTCAATCGCACAGAACTCAAGCTGGATGAAACGTTTTTGCATGCATTCTTCAATGTGGCATCATTTGAAATTCAAAGCTTTCTCATTGAAGCTGGTTGGTATGGCATGAAGTTTAGCATGCGTGCAGGCTGCAGCATGTGCCCATGTTCTCCTGGATACAATTTGAAAAGCGCCAATGCATGCATCATGAACACAGCCATTGATGTAACCTTTAAGAAGAAGCCATGATTGTCAAAGTAACAGAAGACCGCTCAGGCCCATTGCCTGTGTTCCATGTGGTGAAAGAAGTGATTGCATGTGACAATTGCCATTGCACAGAAGATCAGATCATTGAATCATTTCACAGCTATGCAGAAGCAGATGCATATTGTGATGGGTTGATTGCAGATGGCAAAGCTGCAGATAGTTACATCTCTCCTTGTGGAGAGGAGCAACCATAACATGGGATCAGAGGATACAAGATTGTGGGAAGATGCCATGAGCTCTTTGAGAGATGAGAATTGCAAATTAAAACAAATGAATATAGAATTAAAACAACAAAATCTGGACTTGAAGGACTTCTTGAAGCATCTGAACAATGAAATTGCAAGTTTTCTTAGTTACACATCCATAAAGAAAGAACTATAACATGAGCGCATACATTTATAAATTAATTAAACCATCGAAAAGTGTCTGGATGAAGATCCAAGTTGATAACGATACTACAATTGTTCGTAACGTTTACCATATGAAATTCTGGTACAAGCCTTATGCAGGTATGGAAGAGGATAAAAAGCTTCAGAAGAAGCTTAGCAGAGAAGAGGCTAAAACAAAGAAACTCTTTGAAGATGTTGATGTAGAGTATGCTATTACTTCCTATGAGGGTGATATTAGTAAGCCTTTTATACATGGTAACTTCTTTGGATGCTGGCAGGTCGTGGCATGGAAGAAGCTTAAGAATATTGAAGGAGAGATTACTAGCTATCCTATGAATACCAATCGTATTTTATTTAACGATGAAAGCTTTAGCAATGTATGGCATAAGGCTGTATTGGCTGATAAAGAAGACATCTACGATCATTTAACTAGCCCTGGATTGAGGGTACTAGCATGAAAGATATGAACACAATGAAGCACCTAGCCAAACGAATCGTTAAGCTCTATATGAATAAAGCTCTTATGGATAAGACAGAAGCTTATGAAGAGCTCTTTCATGTCTGCCATCAATCAGAGGGGGCAAAAGGATATAAAAATCTTAATGAAGATGGAAAATTTATTGCCCGATTCAATAAATGGTGGGTTGATCTTGACGGTCGTAAGCCATCTCGTCTATTAGAAATGATGGATGATTTCTTTGAGCGAGAAGATTATCGATGGGAGGATCATATCCAATATCAATGAAAATATTAACAGACATGATTCATGCATTTCTCTATATAACTCTGGAAGGTCTTTACTTTATGTTTCAGATAATATCGGGCATAGTAAATACCGTAACAAGAATGATAAGCAATTTTATTCAACCCGCTCTTGTTGAAGGGCTTGCAGATATTAATTTTATTCTTATTGTTGCTCTTCAAGGTGTTGCGAGTGTATTGAGCGATGTGTTCTTATCTGTTTCAAAGATGACTCTTCATACCGCTCGATATCTGCATGGGGTATCTGAAAAGCTTATTGAAAAAAGTTGGTATCAGAATTAATTTCAGTAGTAAAACAATTCTCTCTCTCATATAATATATTATATGAAAGGGCGAGAGAATAAAAAGAAAGAAGCAAAAGTAAAAAAAGCTAGAAAAACAATTGAGACCCGTGAGTTAGAAGAGACTGGTCTTACTGGAATTGACTTTATCGCCTTCTTTAAGGAAATATTTAAAAAATAATCTTGACCAGTTTAAGATTCCCGGTATAATATATTTATGAAAATTAAAAACATCTACGTTAAGAAACATACCCAAGAGCATTATCCCATCTACCGCAAAGCCGGTACTTCCAATCCAGGACGCAATCCTGGTAAGCTTGGAAATACTATGCGCAATCTGAATGTGGGAGATGCTTTCTTATATCCTCATACAACCCCAGCCAGTATCTATCGCCTTGCCGGTCAGATGGGTATTGGTGTTGAAAACACCGCACAACTTGGTGGTTATTGGGTGTTAAGGGTTTACTAAGAGCTTCGGGGGCCGACCAAAGGGTCAGGTTAAGCCAGTTCACCTCAAGTAGCTGGTCATCATCGTGGTTTTTCGGTGTCCACGTTAAAAAAACCGTCTTTTTTGTTGATATTAAATAAATAATTGTATGCAAAACGATGATCATTTGATTTTTGAAGCTTTTAAGAAGAAGTGGAAATTAACCAGCATGGATCCAAAACAGGCTGAAGCTGAATTTGGTAAGGAGAATGTAAAGGTTACTCCCAAAGGTTTACGCAATGGTAAGGACATGATAGAAGTTAATGTTACCGATGAAGATGCAGAGAGTGCTGATGAAAAGAAAGAGCGTGTACAGAGGGGTTGGGACATAAACAAGAAGAGATGGGCCAAATGGAAAGCAGAAAATCCGGAAGCTGCTGCCAAGCATGCTGCAAGAAAAGCTGGTAAATCAGAGAATGCAGAGAATGCTAGACCTGATGATGTATCCAATGAAATTAGAATCAAATTGGGACAAGCCTATAATATAGTCAAAGGTTTAATTGTATTGCTGGATAAAACACCTACAGGACAAACACCATACAATGAGATGGCCATAACCCACTTGGTGAATCTGCAAGAAGATTTGAAGGAATTGACCATGATACTTCAAGACAGAATGCTTAAGCAAT